CTTCTTGGGGAAAAAGACCCCCGCCGAAGCGGGGGCTAGAGAGGAGAACAACAGCCGGGAGAAGGCTGCACTTGCTAAAGTATCATAGGGTCCGCCAGATGCGAAGCCCCCATTTGCCGTCTTCAATGCGCCGACGTGTCTCTATACCAAACTTATTTTCCTTAGCAATTTGAATTACTTGCTCTTTGCAACGTTCCGTATCAATACAGGGTATAAATACCGAGCTGCCGATCACGAAGCTGCTCCAGTCCACCGACATCTGCACTCCGTCCGGGCAGACATTACCCTTCCTTAGCGGGCGCGGCTTCACCCGATCCCTCCTGCAGGTCTCCCCCCAGGCGTTCACTGACAAAGGTGATGGATGTAACCGGGGGCGTTACGGTAGAGGTGCCCTTACCCATACGTATCTTAACCCGTTCCGCACCAAGGTCCTTCGTCATGTCTTCGCAAAGCTGGCTGTAGTTGATCTGCTGCTCTATGCACCACTTCTTGAAGTCACTAGCCAGTAGGTAGAAACGACACTTGTCGGTCTCGTAGCGCACCGTGAAGGCCCCCCGGGGCGTCGCCTCCGGCATCACAAGCTGGTCTAGGCCGTTGCCGTTCTCCTTGCCCCGGCGGTCTTCCGTGCTCTTGATGCGCAGGGTGTTGGCCCACTGCTCTTGGATGTACTCCGCCGCGATGGATTCGCAGCTTGTGGTGTTCGCCTCCATGGCTACTTTGTTTTGCTTGATGACGTTCACGCACCACTGGAACAGGTTCTTAATATCGTAGTCCACGAGACCCATTTTCTTCAGCACAAGGCCCCCGACGACCACGCGGGATACGCCTTCAGACCAGAAACGGTTCTTAGCTTTGAGCCCCGCCGCCTTATCTAGCCGTGCCTGCACGTCGATGCAGAGCTTATCGACCTCTTCCTTGTTGCGTAGGTAGTAGCGCACTAGCAACGGCCCAACATGACCGTAGTGCTGGAACACCTCCCGGGCAAACTGATCCGTTATGGGTTTATCAGTGGTGTCGTCAAAGACTGGCTCTGCTCGTACTTCTAGGACCCGCTGCCCTTCTGCATCCGGCTCATTTTTTACGGCGCCAATACGTTCAAGGATGCTCGTGTTGCCAGTAGAAATGGCTAGCAGCTTCCATTCGTCGCCTTGATAACGCAGTGCGTTACTGTGGGTCTCCATACGATTCTTCTGCCTGCCCCCGGTGAAGTGGTACACCAAGTCCGACATCTGCTTGCCCGGCATGTTGGTAAGCTCGTCTATGAAGAGCGGCAGGTTCTGGTTCAGCTCGCTGCGATACATTTTTGAGTTGAGGGTGTCGTCACGGAGCATGACCTGACCCTTGGGCTGTCCCCATATCGACGCAGCAGCAAACATCGCCGTGGTCTTGCCGAGGCCCGAACCCTTACTCCAGATGTGCGTAAGTAGAACGTGTACTGGAGAGGTGTGCATGAAGATCGACCCAGCGGACGCACACATGACGTATTGGTACAGCTCTTGCCCGGGGCGATTCAGGAAGTTTGCCATCTCCTTCCAGCCCTCTAGCGTCCCCTTGGCTTGGAAGACGTGCATGAACCCTGCGGTGTTGGGTGTGGGGGCGTTGTCAGCTACCTTGTCCGCGTAGTATTCCTTCGGGCCGATCACAAACCCGTGACCTTCGTCCACGAACCCGAACTGCCGCCGGGCGTGATCTTGTTTCGTTGTCCGTCTAAGCTCTTGTACCCAAGTGTCCATATAACTAAGCACCTCGTCCGCATTGCGAAGGATCGTCACGCCTTCGTCAGCCAATACCTTTCTGAACTCGTCCCGCGTCACCAGCATCCGCTGAGGGATAACAAAGTCCCGCACCCCGTCCATGTGGCAGTGAGCGCGCAGCAACAGGCAGTCCTTCATTTCGGGGTCCCGTATGCGACGCACGATGTAGAAGTCATCGTGGTGAATAAGCTTCACGTCCTGATCTTCGTCTTCTCCGTCTCCCTGTATCTTCTTGTACACACCCCCATTGGTGCCTCGGAAGTAGGGTGCAGGGTAGGAGGGTATGACGTAGGTCTGCATCTCGGCGTCACGCTGATTGGCGGGCGTACCTACCACAGTCACCGGAGCGTTCTCCCCCGGCTCCCGAACCCTGCTACCCAACGAAATCGGCGATTTTATCTTCCCCCAGTTAGGGCAGTCTTGGCACACCCCGGAGTTGTACTCGTCAAAGCGAGCGCACAGATACGGTCCCTTGATGCGGTTGAACTTATCTGCGGTCTCATCAGGATCGTACGCTGGGTGCTTGTTAGATATGGCGTGAGCCGCCTTCTCGCCTTCTACCGTGAACTTGGTTATGGACAGCCCAGCGCGCCACAGCGGCTCGTCTACCTTGTCCTGATGCCTGATGATGTAATCGAGCTGCGCACAGCCTTCACCTTTCTCAGTCTTCTTGATGATCTGCCGGAACGATGATTCCTTGTTTCCCGCCAACGCGTCCATAAGCGCGTTGCTCCCCTGCACCTCTACTTTCGGCGCAGAGGGCATGAAGATGGCGAGCTTGTCCCCAAAACTATGCAGGTCCACGGCTTCCGTCAGGCCGTTGCCGAGAATAGAGACCCGCTGGGGTTCCCCCTTGTAGTTGTGCGTACCGGGCACCCGCAGCACCCGAGCCGCATCCGCCGTCACCGCCGGGTCTGCTTCTAACTTCTTAGCCTCACAGGCCTTCTTCAGCTTTTCTGCAACGACCCGCCACTCATCCAGCCCCGCTGGCTCTGACAGAAACCAGTACGCATGGATGCCTCGCCCGGAGTTGACGAGCTGCGGCTTGGGTAGGTCTAGCTGTTGGCAGAACTTCTTGAGGGCGTCCAGCCCCTCACCCTGCGTCGCATAGGGCTTGTCCTTCCCGCAGTCGATGTCGAGGAAAAGACTGCCCAGCTCAATGACGTTCGTTACCTTCCTCGTATTCTCAGGGCCGAAGGTAGCTAGCCCATAGAACACATCGAACTCGTCTTCGTCTAACTCTTCTGCTCTTGCTACTAACTCGTCAATGGAAGAATGGAAATCCTGCTTCATCGCCTTGTCTGCCTTGCGGACAGCAAAGGTGCAGTATTGGCCTTCTCCCCCGAGCACACACTGCAAAAACTGTTTCGTATCCATATCCCACCTGATTGATAGAGACACCACGGCAGGGGCGCTGCAGCGCCCTTTTCAGCCTTAGCCTAGCCGTGGTGTGGGGGACTCTTAGTCGTCCCAGAGTGAATCGACGATGCCCGACAACTCTGCTTCTTCAGCCGGAGGCGGCGCGCTGTTCTTCTTCGCAACCTTCTTCGGCTCTTCCACGGGCTCGTCAGCGGCGTCTGCTTCGATAGCATTCACGCGCTTCTTGGGAGCGGGCTTGGGTGCGTCTTCTTGCACCGTCACCTTTTGCACACCGTCAGTCTGAGCGACGGTCAAAGTCACGGCCCTCTTGGTATCCTGATGCTCTCGCATCTCAAGGGCTTTTTCCAGCTCCTCTTCAAGGAGGGGGCGTACCGGGCGGAAAAATAGCTTCGGCACGGGGCTGTTTTCGTCAAAGGCCATCTCCGTAACAACTGCAACAGCCGGAGTGTTGTTGGCCCGAAGGAACTTGGCGTAGGCCTGCATGGGCATCTTGCCGTCCTTGGAGTCCCCAAATATAGAAGTGGCAGGGAGTTGTAGCTGATACACCTCGTCCAATTTCTGGGGAAAGGCCACGGCGAGTCGCTGAGAGAAACGACATGCACGGCCTTGACCAGCACCGGAGCCCTTAACATTCTGAGGGCAGTCCATGCACTTGGAGGCTTGCCGCTGATCTTCTGGCACCTCGGGGGCGGGCACGTTGGTATCTGCAGACCAGCAGGTCGGTGCAGCCGTGGCCTTGGGGTCATACTCCCCGGAGTAGTAGGTGCGAGCGATCTTCGCCGCGTCGATGATGACGATCTCCATGGAGTCGTTCTTGCTGACTCGCATCTCATCACCGTTCACCACCTGCCGGAACTTCCCACCACGCAGACTGATTCGGCGGTTTTGCGCACCGCCACCGGAGCCACCGGCCAAGTTGTCGTTCAGGTTTTGCAGGGACTTGAACAGGTCACTGCTTACCAGCGAATTGCCCTTGAACATCTCAAGGTCACTCATAGTGTTCTCCTCAAAGGTCTTCATCAAAGTCAGTGATTTCTGCAGTTTGTGCTTCAATTTCTGCAGCTTGTACTTCTCGCATTTGCAGTGGCAGCTCTAGCTGCTCGGGCGCGCTTTCTTCTGGCTCCTCTTGGGTCATCCTTAGCGCTTCGTTTTGGAAGTGTGCTTCAATTTCCTGCAGTTTGAACCGAAGGGTGCGCCCAACCTTGACGACGGTGCCCGGCGGGAATAAACCCTTCTTGACCCAGCCCTCTACGGTAGTGGGAGCAACCACAAAATGGTCGGCAAACTCCTTCTTGGTAACGTATACAGAACTCATGGTTAGCCCTTTATTTTTTGCGGACGGAGACGGTGTATTCCGACTCCACGTTTAGGCCCGGTGGGACCATCTCAGGGTTTTCTTCCAAGAACTGCTTCACGTTCGACTGATTAAGGCGTTTGTCAAAGAACTCAGGCAGATTGTTCTCCATGACGAACTGATACATGGATTCCCAATCGCTGGTCCAATAACGGCGCTTGATCTGCCGATAGAAGACACCCTCAGAAGTCTTCACGCTCTCGACGTTGTGCTCCTTGCAGTGCTCCAGCAGGGCTTTCTTAATCATGTCCTGCTTCTCAAGCAGCTCTCCGTCTTGAGCCTTGAACTCAGCGGCCAGCTTCGACCGCTGTTCGCGTAACTTAATGTACGCTTTAGTCAGTTTTTCTAGTGGTATGGCAGTTGACATTGGAACATCTCCTCTCACGAGAAGCCAACTTTACCCCCTAAATTCACGCTAGTCAAGTAATTCCTTGTATAAGTCTATAATTTTAGTGTGGACGTTTATTCGGCTATCTAACATCTGATAAACACGTTTTTCCACAGAAGAGCCTTGTAACTGCACGACAGTGCATTTGTGCTTCTGCCCTGAGCGATGCACCCGGGCGTTGGCCTGAGCGTAGGTCTCCAGAGAACTGGTGGGTCCCCACCACACGACGGTGTTAGCCGCCGTCAGCGTCACCCCATGCGCAGCCGCCTGCGGCTGGATAACAAGGACCCGGGGATGGGGTTGCTCTTGGAACCGTTTGAAAATCTCTGTGCGCTTGCCCGCTGACACGTCGCCGGATATGAACTCGGCGGTTACCCCGTCCTTGTTGAGCCGATCTACTAGAAGCTGAATGGTGTGCCTGAAGGGCACAAAAATAAGAACTTTCTGGCTGGACTCGTCGATGACCTCTTTCAAGACGTTGTAGCGGTTCTTGATGTCGAACTCGATGGTCTCGTGGTCGTCGGAGTACACTGCACCGCAACTGATCTGCATCAGCTTGTTCATCATGATCGCGGCGTTGGCGGCGGTGATCTCCTCCCCGTCTGCGTGTACCAGCATCTGGCTCTGGAGTGCTGTGTAATACTTCTTCTGCTGAGATGTGAGGGGGACCTCACGTTTGACGTACGTCATCTCCGGCAGGTCTAAGCACTGCTCCTTGGTGAAGCGGATAGCCGGCTGCAGGGCGTTGTATACGGTCTCCGTAGCATCTTCTTTCGGCACCCACTTAAACCTAGTGACTTGGTGCATAACTTGCTGGCGGAAGGTGCCAAAGAAACGGGGCACGGCGTTGGGGTTAATCATCTTCGCCAGCCCGTAGGCATCTAGCGGAGACTGGGCGGCAGGGGTACCGGTCATCATCCAGAGCCACGTTTGCGGTTGGATCAGGGCCTGCATGGTCTTCCAGCGTTTGGTCTGCGGGTTCTTGTAGTGAGTCGCTTCGTCGATAATGATTAGGTCGAACCCGCCGTTGGCGACGGCATCGGCAACGATCTCCACACCGTCGTAATTAATTATCACGAAGTCCGCATCGCCCTCGATGATCTGCCGTCGCTTGTCCTTGGCCCCATAGGCGATGTCCACCTTACGGTGCATAGCGAACTCAAACAGGTCCGAGCGCCACGCCGAATCCATAATAGACAGAGGGCACACCACAAGGACGCGGTTGATCTTCCCCTGTCTCATGAGGAAGTCCGCTGCCCAGATGGCAGACGCGGTTTTGCCGGTGCCCTGCTCGTTAAAGCAGAACGCCCGCTTGTGCATGGTCAGGAACGCAGCGGTGCTCTTCTGGTGGTCGAAGGGCTTGTGCTTCCCAGGCCAGTCGTACTGGCCTTGTATCGGCGACGGGACCCGTATATTCAGGTTCTTGAGAACATGAGCTGCGTCGATGTCCCACTTCACCACTACTTTGTTGTCGTCTAGCTGTTTACTCTTGGGTATTACGGTCGTAACTTTCTTGGGGTGCCGCAGGTTTAGCAGCACCGCCGCGTTCTTGATGATCTCCATAAATCACTTCTTCTGTGGCCCTTTTTTCTTGTAGTTACGGCTACGATTCTTGGCGCGGCTTTCGATCTTGTAGCCGTCTTTGTTGCTCCCACCCCTGCTCAGGGCTTTGTTGTGGCTAATATCTTTGCCCTCACGCTTGTCGGCCTTACCGTTCTTGTTCTTGTCCACGCCTTTCTTGTCCACGGCGTCTCGGGCACGTTCCCGTTCTCTGCGAGCTTTCTGCTCACCACGAGCTTTCTGCTGTTGGTACTCTTTCTTATATGGCCTCGGCTTGTTGACGTAAGGCATATCACTTTCCT